CAAGCATATTCAGTGGCGATCCTATCGCTATGATTACTGATGGTACAATTGGAATTGCAACATCAGCCAGTGCTACTAACCCTATATTAGGTGTTTTTCAAGGCTGTCAATATGTTAACGCACAGGGTGTTATTGTAAACGCAAACTATTGGCCCGCAGCCACAAATATTATGCCAGGAACTGTCGTAGAAGCATTCTGTATCATTGATCCAAACATGCTCTATAGCATCCAAACTAGTAGTGCCACTGGCGCAATATTAACAAATAATTTTGCAAACTGTCCTTTTATTGCAGGAACTGGTAATACGCAGACAGGTCAGTCTGGATATGCATTGAATGTTACACCTACTGCATCAGCGGGAGCGGACTGTAAGATTTTGGGAAGTCCAAATACTCCTAGCACATCTTCGTTTGTAGCTACTAATACCTGGGGCATTGGATATAACAACGTTATTGTTATGATCAATAATCATGCTCTACGTCCAGGTACTGTAGGCTTAGTATAAAAATATAAAAAAATAATAACAGAAATAATAAAACAGGGAGTTTTATAAAATGGCAGGAATTATCAATACCTCAAGTATAGCGTCGCTTTTACGACCCGGCCTCGCTGCAGTTTTCGGAGATTACGAAACATACAATAACCAATGGGCCGATATTTTTACTACACACTCTTCTCATAAAAACTCTGAGTTGGAAGTTGAAATGCGTCTACTAGGACCAGCTCAGCTTAAGAATGAAGGCGCTGCTGGACAGTACGGAAACATGGGGCAAATGTTCCAGTATCAATACCTCCACCAAACCTATTTCACAGGATTTGTGATCACCGAAGAGGCGATCGACGATAACCTGTATGAGGATTCTTTCCCCAAGCAGGCCAAGGCTTTGAAGGACTCTTTGTCTGAAACTAAGAACATTAAAGGTTCTAGTATTTTGAATAATGGTTTCAGCTCTACATACACTGGTGGAGATGGCGTAAGCTTGTTCAATACGGCTCACCCAATTCAAGGTGGAACTGTATCAAATACTTTCTCTGTTCCAACCCAGTTGAATGAAACAGCTCTTACGAATGCAATTACCTCTATTGCTAACTTCCGTAACGCTGCGGGCCTTCGTACAGTTGTTAAACCAATGAAACTTATTGTTCCACAAGCATTGTGGCAGACAGCTAAGATTCTATTGGGTTCAAAGTTCCGTACAGGTACTGCGAATAACGATATGAACCCTGTGTATGACGATGTTCTACCACAAGGCTATCGGATCAACAACTTTTTAAGCTCAAATTCTGCTTGGTATATTACAACAAATAACAGTAATGGACTAAAGCATTATGATCGTAAAAGCATGAAAGTAGATTGCATAACCGACATAGACACCAATTCTTTGAAGGTTCGTGCCTTTGAACGGTACTCTTTCGGTTGGTCAGACTTCCGTGGTGCTTTCGGATCTCAAGGCATTTAATTAAAATTATAATAGGGAGAATACAATGACTATTAACTATCAAGTTCCAGCGGCTACGCACATATCAGACTTTGGTCGTACAGGTAAAGTAATAGACGCAACTCGCGGGGATGGCTCTTGGGTTTCTCCCTATTATGCTTATGATATCGTACCATTTCCAATGGTTTTAAATAACGTTGGAAGTTCTCAAACCCCTGCGGGTGCTGGGAATTTAACTTTAGCTAACGATGCAAATACAACATCCTCAGTTACGTTTTCTGGGATTGCTAATTGTATCAGATTTGACGTCCCACGTTGTGTAAGTATCAGTAACCTAGCTAACACAAGTGCATTAAACTTTACCGTATATGGATGGGATATAGCAGGATTTCCTCTAGTTGAAAAAATTACAGGATCTACAGTTGCAAACACAACCGTAGTTGGGAAAAAATCCTTCTTTACTATTTGTAATATCTATTGTAGTGCTGCTGCTAATGGTACATTAACCATGGGTACTTCTGATAAGTTTGGATTGCCTTATGTCGCCAGAGATCAAAATTATATCTCCCCAAAGTTTGATGGATATTCTGATAATGCTTCCTTAAGAACTACAAGTGGTATTAGTGTTTCTATTGTGGCAAACACTGGTATTGCAGTTGCAAACCCAAACATTAAATCGAACTCTCTAACATTCTTGACAACGTCTACGATTGGGGGTGGTACAGCTGGCGCTCTATATGCTCTTCCTTCTGCTATCATACCAGGAACATCTTTCTTTATTCAATCTAGTCAGGCTTTAGACGTATCTACAGTTTATTATGAAATCGTAGATCCTTCTCCTTATGCTGGTACTGCATCTTTGTTAGCTGGCACCACTACATCTTCTTTTACAATTGTTAATTCTTTGGTAACGCCTACATCTCTTATTCAAATAAGCAGAAACTCTACCAGTGCGGTTTATGGGAATATCACAATTGTTTGTTCTGCGGGATCGTTTACGGTTACCTCTGATACTCAGACAGATACTGGATCTTTTAACTGGCGTATTATAAACAATGCCTACTTAGTTGCTAACCCTCCTGTATTGGTTGGCCAAGCTACTTTGGCTGCTGGGACGATTACAATTACAAACCCTCGTATTAAGGCAAGTTCTACAGTATTGGTAAGCGTTGCAACAACCGTAGGGACTGGGTTTCTAACAGTGCCAAGTGGCAGCGTTGCTAACGGATCTATTGTTATTACCTCTACACAGCTCACCGATACCTCTGTTGTGAACTACAAAGTCATCAGCCCAACCTATGCGGGCGGTATTTTTGCAGGAGAAGGTACATTCACACCAGCAGATCTAACGGTGACCATGAATGGCGTAACTCCTGTGCTTAATAGTGCTGCTGTTGCCATTGGCCTTACGACTGGAGATGTATGTGGAACCTATCAACCTTCTGCACCGACAGATGGTGTTAAGAGATTGACCATTAATTTGTTCACACGTGGATCTGATATTGCAGCTGATACGATTGGACAGATTACTAGCAATATTGAATTGGTTGAAAGCTCTGTAAACTTATATGGTCAGATAAACTACACGGATACCACAAATATTAGAACTAGTTAATTTTATTGTAAGGGAGCATAGAAATGTCGAACTTAATTGTTGTTACTTTTCCGGCAAGTTCTACAACGGCTATTGCTCCTCTGCAAACTTTAGCTGCTGCGGGTAATCTTGCATTAAACTCAGCTTTGATAAATACGGGTGTAGGTTCTCCTAATATTAGTTTTCCTAATATTGAACGGACTATATCCCTAACAAGTGCTAATAACTTATCTGCTATTAATTTTACAGTTAATGGATTTGATTATAATGGCGTTGCTGCTACTCAGACGATTGCAGGTCCTAATGCTAATACTGTGTATACTACTACCCAGTTTAATACCGTAACTTCTATTTCTGCACCTGCTGCCGTTGCCGCTGTTAGTGCGGGTACAGGAACAGCGGCTTCTTCACCATGGATTGTATTAGATGGATTGCGCGGATTCTTCCAAGCATCCTTACAATGCGTTGTGACCGGAACCGTTACGTATGACGTAGATCAAACATTAGATGCTCCAGAAACCTATGCAATTAATACATCAAATGGGGCTACCAATATTATTAATACACCAACTCCTTTTAATGTTGATGCAAGCCTTACTGCTGCTACAACTAATCAATTCTTTTATTTAACCAGTCCAGTTACGGCATTAAAAGTTAGCACAGAACTAGGATCCACTGGAAGCCTTACCTTTACCATCCTACAGCAGGGAGTTATATAAATGAGAGATATTGATAAGATTGTTAGAAAATGGGGTGGGGACGAAGAAGGTCCTGTAACACAAAGACGTAAATCTGATCAAGAAATATCACGTAAGAAACATTCTGTTGGAGGCCGTAGTTGTGAGGATCGTCCATCTTATAAATCTAAGTCTTCATATAAGCCTTCTACAAAGGCCTAATTAATGTCCACTAGTGGTACCTATGCATTCGATTCAATTACCGTCGACAAGCTCATTTTAGAGGCTTTCGAGCGGTGTGGAGTTGTTGGGGATGCTCTTACTTATATGCAAATAGAATCTGCTGAACGTTCTCTTAATTTAATGTTTTCTGAATGGGTTAATAGAGGACTTAGGCTTTGGACTGTTCAAGCGGGTATGATGAATATAACCCAGGGACAAGCTTCGTATAATCTTCCACCAAATACGGTTAATATTTTAGATCTTACCCGCGCACAAATAACCCGTCTAAATACGGGGGGAACTGCATACTCTAGTGATGGCGGTGTTGCTGCTAATGCATTCTCTGGACAACCAAATGTTGCTTGCACCCAAACTGCTGCAGATGGGAATATATCCTATAATTATGGAACAGGTAACACTGAAAGTATAAATTATGTCGGAATTCAATCAAACCAGATAAGAAACTATACTCTTATTGTTGAATACTCCCAGGACAATACAAATTGGCAAACTGCTTTAAATATTCCATTACAGGAATACTATGTTGGCCAAACATCTTGGTTTGTGCTTCCAGCACCCCCATGTGCGATGGTTTGGCGTATTAGAGAAACAGGTGGAGCTATTTTAGATATCCAACAGATATACTTTAGTCAGCCCAATGTTAGTAACCTAATGACTGAAATCTCCAGAGGTGATTATGCTGCTATCTCCAATAAGATAAATCAAGGTCCGCCTTCTTCTTATTGGATTAATAGAACCAATCAGCCAGTTATATTCTTATGGCCAACAACAGATGGAACGTGGCCCACTATCATTTTTAACTATATGCGCAAGATTCAAGATATCAATGAATTGGTTAATAATGCAGATGCTCCACAGAGATTTTTAGATGCTGTAGTCTCTGGTTTAGCTGCACGGATTGCATTAAAATTTGCACCAGATAGATATCCAACCCTTCAGGCTATCGCAGAAGAATCTTTCTCTGCCGCTGCGAAGGAAGATTCTGAACGTACTGCCCTTAGAATCCTTCCTAATATCTATGGAAATTACTAAACTTCTATCAAAACATCCAATTTTATAGTAAAATGTAAATATAAAAAAATATTATAATAGGGAATACAGGTGACAACGCGTTATGGGAATTATTCTAGGATAGACCCCAAAAAACCACGTGCTTTAGGAATGTGTGATCTTAGTGGCTTTTTATGCCGCCATGAAGATCTAATAAGGCAAATGGAATATAGGGGTAACGGTCTGGTTTGGACAGGATTTCTGGTGCATCCAGATTTTGCTGATCAACCAAATCCACAAGGTCTAGTTCCAATATTGCTTCCAGATCCAATTCCCATTAAGAATCCGCGTCCTGATATGCCGGATCCAACATAGGGAGTTTACAAATGTCAGATACATCACAATTTGTTTTAGTTGTCGCAGATGGAACGTTGCCACAAGCACGTACACTTGGAACAGGCTTAGGGCTAGCCCTTGAGGATAACGGTGCTGGTCAAGTTCTTGATATTGTTCCAGCAAATCTATTGGGTTCTATGCAGGGATTGGTAACTACAGGAATTATAGTTAATACAAATTCAAATACGGCTGTTAACCGTAGTGTGATTTCTACGGATAGTACCGTGACAGTTGTAAATGGTAATGGCGTTTCTGGAAACATTGATCTTGGCATAAATGATGACTCTACAAGTCAAAAAGTATTTGTCTGGGAAAATGGACAGCCAACTTCAAATAGAGGTGCATTGAACTTTGTCGGTGCAACTATTCAAGATAATCCAGGTAGCAACTCATGCGACATCATCATCCCAAGTCCACAAGGCGGTACAGCTCCTGCATCCGCTACATACATTACGCAGACTCCAAATGCTTCCCTAACAAATGAGCAGCCTTTATCTTTGCTAGCTACCGGAATCATGAAGTCCACAACCTCTACCGGCGTAGTTTCTATTGCAGCTGCGGGTACTGATTATGTAGCACCAAGTGCAAACCTAACTGCATTGGCAGGATTAGCCAATACTACCGGAAGCCTTTTGGCAATGAATGGAACAACGCTTGTTAATCTTGGTGTAGGTACCAATGGTCAAGTTCTCGGTGTTAGTAGTGGAACCCCTACATGGACGTCTGATACTGGATTCACTAACCCCATGACTACCCAAGGTGATGTAATTGTTGGTGGAACTGCCGGTGCACCTGCTAGGTTAGCTGTAGGTGCTAATGGCCAAGTTCTCGGTGTTAGTGGTGGGGTTCCTGCTTGGACATCTGATACAGGCTTTACCAACCCCATGACCACAGCTGGGGATACTATCGTAGGTACGACTGGCGGTGTTGCTGTGCGTTTAGCCGGAGGATCTAACGGCCAAGTTCTTGCAATTTCTGGGGGAACTCCAGGATGGACTTCTCTAGCTGCTATCCCAAATGCAGCTGCTAAGTACATTGTACAGACAGCCGATGCATCCATTCCTAATGCGCAGGACTTAAGTGCTTTACCTACCGGACTAATGAAGTCCACAGCTATTACTGGCGTAGTTTCTATTGCGTCCTCTGGAGTTGATTATGTTGCTCCTAGCACAAACCTAACCGCAGTTGCAGCATTAGCCGTGACTAAAGGTTCCATATTGGTTTGCGATGGTACTAACATAAATGAGCTAGCAGTCGGAACTGATGGGAAAGCAATAATTGCGGATAGCACCCAAGCTACGGGCTTAAATTATGCATCCCTTGCTACCAACCCTATGACTACCCAAGGTGATATAATTGTTGGTGGAACCGCTGGTGCGCCTGCACGACTAGCTAAAGGTACCGCTAATCAGGTATTAGCCATGGATGGAACGGGTACAAATGAAGTTTGGGCTACCCCTCTTAGCTCAACAATGACTTCATTAAGCATTCCCTTTACGACAACCTTACCTGGGGGCACATTACCTGGTGGCCAAATATTATTTACAACATCAGTTAGTGCTTACAGTTGGTTTACTTTAAGTGCTGGAGTTTGGACGGTAAACATATATGGATACTTGGGAATGAATAGCGCAAATACCGCTGCATTTGTAACTTTTAATTTTGCACAACAAGGAGTTGGTACGCTTTATTCCTTTTCTACTCCCCTAGCTCCAGGTACAAATGCTGGTGCTCCCTATTATGGATCTATTACATTTTATACAGCGGGCGGTTCATTTGGAGTAACCCAATCCACTACTTATGGTTCTCCTTATGCAAATGGATGGACCCTTAGTGTCGATGCATACAAACTTAGCAATAACCAAGATAATTCAAACAATGGTTTGCCATATAGTCATTAATGACCGACCAGGAAAATATTAATTAAGAAAAAACGTAAATAAAGGAAACTAAAATTCCTTTATTATAAAAAATAAAAACAGGGTATCTAAAATTGGCTTTTACGTTCACATACAATTCACTTGTATCACAAGTTGTAAATTATTCTGAAAGGACTGATGCCGCCTTTGCTGAAACAATTGATACATTCATTACGTTAGCCTTAGATCGAATTACCAAGGAATGTAAAACCTTAGGTGCAGAACTTTATGTAAATAATTTTTTTACAATCAATAATCCTGTTCTTCAGAAGCCAACCCTATGGAGAACAACTATTACCTTTAATGTGGGTAATGGAGAAGGAAACAATAC